GTGAAGGCTGTGGTGGCTGCGCTGCGCACCTTCGGCAAGCTGGACGTGATCGTGGTCGACACGTACGCCCAGGTAATGCCGGGCGGCGACGAGAACGGCGGCGTGGACGGCGGCAAGGTCGTGAAGCACTGCCAGCTGCTGCACAAGCTGACCGGCGCGCTCGTCATCCTCGTGCACCACGTCGGCAAGGATCTCTCCAAGGGCGCGCGCGGCTGGTCGGGCCTGCGCGCCGCGGCCGACGTCGAGATCACCGTGGAGCGCGCACAGGATCACCGGGCGGCCACGGTCACGAAGCAGAAGGATGGGGAGGAGGGGCAGGAGTTCGGATTCAAGCTGAACACGGTGTCGATCGGCGAGGACGAGGAGGGCGAGGACATCACCAGCTGCGTGGTCGAGCACACCGCGGCGCTGCCGAAGTCGGAGCAGAAGAAAGACCCGAAGGGCGACAACGAAAAAATCGTGCTCAAGAACGCACAGGATCTGACTGGCCTGGTGGACGATGGCGTGCCGGTCAACTCGCTCATCGAGGCCTGCGTGAACCAGATGGTGCCGCCGGCAGACGGGAAGCGCGACCGGCGCCGTGAGGTCGTGGTGCGCGCCATCGAATCGCTGCAGGCGGCGAACCGTCTCGATCTCACCGGCGGCAACGTGCGGGTGCTGTGATGGCGAAACGCTCAGTACCGGTTGACGTTCGTCTCTTCGTACTGCTCGCCGTACCTGATCACCTTCCCGTCCTTCAGGGTGACCAGGTAGGTGCGCGGCCACTCCGAAACGGCGTGCTTCATCCGCTTATAGACCAGGTACTCCTCGTGCTTCTCGCCGTCCGCGCCGACCGATACAGGCGAGCCGAGAGCCTGCACGACCTGGGCTTTGTCCATGCCGATCGATATCTTGTCGAAGTCGCTGGCCGTTCCGTAGACCATCGCCTGGCATCCGCTCAAGGCCGCGCCGGCCAAAACAACGGCAGCGAGAAAGGGTTTGCGCATGTTGTCGTCCCGAAAAGAAAAGCCAATTACAGCGCAAATTGCAGTTATTTACAACATGCAATAAATCGCAACTTGCAGTTTTTCGCTGCCACACGTGCCACACGTGGCGCTTTTGTGGATACGTGTGGCGGCCACAATTCATGCCACACGTGCCACACAACCCCCTTTAGGGGGTGTGGCGTGTGGCAGATGTGGAAGGCAAAAATCTGTGGGTCGTGGATTTCGGCACTGGTGAAATTTTGCATGCGGGGTTTTGCATGAAAAAAATTGCAGATGAGCGTAGGAGCGGAGAGGATCGTCGAACAAGCACTCGGCGAACTGCGAAGGGCCGCCGCACGGGTGAAGATCATCCCAATGCGGTTTTGACCGACAGCGAGGTGGAGCTCATGCGGCAGCTGCGCGAATCGGGCAAGACGTGGGACTGGCTGGTGCAGAAGTTTGAGGTGCCCAAGCGCACGGTGCGCGACATCTGCGCCTATCGCCGCCGGTAGGTGCGCGTCATTGCTCATCCGGGCCGTATCGTCGCGCCCATGAGCAACTCAAACCGTACACCAGAAAGAGCCATCGCTTTTTGCGCCGCGCTTGCAGAAACCTGCAACGTGGGCAAGGCCTGCGCGGCCATCGGCATTGGTCGCACGACGGCGTACGAATGGCGCGATGCCGATCCGGATTTCGCCGCGAGGTGGGATCGGGCGGTGAAGATCGGCGTCACGGCCCTAGCGGACGAAGCGCACCGCCGCGCGTTCGATGGCGTGCCAGAGCCCGTGGTGCACAAGGGCGAGTTCTCGATCGAATGGGAAGCCGCGCGCGACGAGATGGGCGATGTTATCCGCGACGATGAGGGCCGACCGAAGATGGTCCCCGCGCTCGACGCCGACGGCAAGCCGCGCGTTAAGACCATCCAGCGCTACAGCGACACGCTGGCCATCTTCCTGCTCAAGGCCCACGATCCGAAGTACCGCGACAGCAGCAAGCTTGAGCTATCCGGCCACTTGGCCCTGGGTGAGATCAGCGACGAGGATCTCGAGGCGGAGATCGCCGCGCTGGCCGCCCAGGTCGGACACAACGCGCTGGCCGGCACTGCGCCGGCCGCGGATCCCGACGATGCCAGCGACCTCGTATGACCGCCGCGCTCGCGAGCGGTTGCTTCTGCTCCTGCGCGAAAAGGCCCGGCGCCTGCCGATCTGGAAGCCGCTGCCCGGCCCGCAGTCCCTCGCGTACGAGTCGAAGGCCGACATCGTCGGCTATGGCGGCGCCGCTGGCGGCGGCAAGACTGACCTGGCCGCCGGCCTGATCCTCACCGCGTCCGACCGCGCTGTGTTCTTCCGCCGTGAGAAGGCGCAAACCGAGGGCGTCATCCAGCGGCTGACCGAGATCCTCAACGGCACTGAAGGCTTCAACTCGCAAAAATCCATCTGGCGCATCCCGGGCCGTGCGCTGTGCGAGTTTGGCGGCCTGGACAACCCGGGTGACGAGCGGCGCTGGCAGGGCCGCGCACACGACCTCAAGGTCTACGACGAGGTGACGGAGCAACGCGAGCAGCAGGTGCGATTCACGATGGGCTGGAACCGGACGAGCAACCCGAAGCTGCATGCGCGCGTCCTCATGACGTTCAACCCGCCGACGACCGTCGAGGGCCGCTGGGTCATCGCGTTCTTCGGCCCGTGGCTCGACAAGCAGCATCCGTTGTACCCGACGCCCGAGGGCCAGCTGCGCTACGCCGCCATGCTGCCGGATGGACAGGGTGGCAGCACAGACACCTGGCTGGACAGCGACGGGCAACCGCTCACGGGTCGGCCGTTCGTGCTGGTCGGGGGCCGCGTAACGTACGACTTCGATCCGGCCGCGTACAAGCCCGAGCAGATCATCACGCCCAAGTCGCGCACTTTCATTCCTGCGCGCTTGACCGACAACCCCTACTACATGGCCAGCGGCTACATGAGCACTCTGCAATCCCTTCCCGAGCCGCTGCGAAGCCAGATGCTCTACGGCGACTTCCAAGCCGGCATCAGCGACGATCCATGGCAGGTTATCCCCACGGCGTGGGTCGAGGCGGCGCAGGCGCGCTGGGCGCGGCCGGCCAAGCTCGAGCCGATGGACAGCATGGGCGTCGACGTCGCGCGCGGCGGCAAGGACAAGACGACCATCGCGCGGCGCCACAACTGGTGGTTCGACCAGCCGTTGGTCTACCCGGGCAGCGACACGCCCGACGGGCCGACCGTGGCCGGCCTGGTGATCGCCGCCAAGCGCGACGACGCGCCGATCCACATCGACGTCATCGGCGTGGGCGCCAGCCCGTACGACTTCCTGAACGCCAACGGCCAGCAGGTGCTGGGCGTGAACGTGTCCGAGAAGGCGCTGGGCACCGACCAGTCCGGCCGCCTGCGCTTCCTGAACCAGCGCAGCGAGCTGTGGTGGCGGATGCGCGAGGCGCTCGACCCGTCGAACAACACGGGCATCGCGCTGCCGCCGCACAAGGATCTGGCGCGCGAGCTGTGCGCGCCGAAGTGGAAGGTGTCGGGCTTCGTGATCCAGGTGGAGAGCCGCGAGGACATCATCAAGCGCATCGGCAACTCGCCCGACCTGGCGAGCGCCTACATCCTCGCGCTGATGGACACGCCGAAGCGCAAAGCGCTGCAAGGTGCGCGTGATGTGTCGACGGGCTGGCACGATCCGTACAAATCGCAAACCCACGACCCCTACGCCTGATGCGCATCATCGAAACGACCATCGCCGATAAGATCGAGCACGTCCCCGGGCTGCTCGAGGCGCACTGGCACGAGTCGGCGCGCAACAAGCACCTGATGGTGCTCAAGCCCGACGTGGCCCGATACGAGGCGCTGGAAGCGGCGGGCTCGCTGCTGTCGCTCGTGGCGTACGTCGGCGATCAGGTCGTCGGCTACTCCGTCAACATCGTCAGCCCGCACCTGCACTACGCGGACCTGGTGTGCGCCCATAACGACGTGCTGTTCGTGGCCGAGGAATACCGGAACAGCCCGCTGGGCCTGAAACTCATTCGCGACACGGAACGCGCAGCGAAGGCGCGTGGCGTCCACCTCATGCTGTGGCACGCCAAGGAGGACACGACACTGGCGAACATCCTGCCCAAGATGGGTTGCAAGGTGCAGGAAATCATCTTCACGAAGGAACTTTGATGCGCAATTTTCAACTGGTCGCGCGGGGACTGGACGTCCAGCCGGCACTTGCCGAGCTGGCCGCGCGCCCGGAGCTCTGGCGTATCTTCACCGCCCGGCAGGAGACGCCCGGCAGCGCCCACCACGACACCGAGTGCATCGTGCTGCGCGGCCCGAAGACCATCAGCATCGAGTCGGTGTTCAACGACCTTGATGCCGAATGGTTGGCCTACGCCAGCGCGCTGCCTGCACTGCGCGACCTGATCGCGCTGGCCGGTGCCCGGCTCGGCCCCGTCGAGCAGCTGGGCCGCGTGATGGTCGTGAACCTCAAGGCGGATGGCCATATCGATCCGCACATCGACGAGGGCGCCTACGCAGCGCACTACGACCGCTTCCACCTCGTGCTGCAGTCCGCGCCGGGCAACCTGTTCCGGTGCGGCGACGAAGCCGTGCATATGCGCGAGGGGGAGCTCTGGAAGTTCGACCACCACACCGAGCACCAGGTCGCGAACGAGTCGGAGCAGGACCGGATCCACATCATCATCGACGCCCGCCTGCCGGGCAAAGGAGCCTGACATGGGCGCAGCAGCAGCATGGGCCGCCGTGGCCGTATCGGCGACGAGCGCTTACGTGTCTCACAAGCAGGCGGCAGAGGCTCAAGACAGGCAAACCCAAGCCGAACAGGATGCCGCCGCCAACAGGCCGCAGGCATCGAAAGCACCGGGCGTGCAGGCAGTGCAGGCCGATCAACTTGGCACTGGTCAGGCGGGCGGCTCGCCCGGCGTGGCCCAAACTTTCCTGACCGGTGCGTCGGGCGTCGACCCGTCCCTGCTCAACCTGGGCAAGAACACGCTGCTGGGTGGTGGCGGCTGATGGCGGAGTTCAGCCAGCGGCAGCTGATGTTCAACCGACTCGGCCAGCTCAAGACAGAGCGGGCCAGCTGGTTGCAGCATTGGAAGGAGCTCTCGACCTACCTGTCCCCGCGGCAGGGGCGCTACTTCGTCACCGATCGCAACAAGGGGACGCGTCGCCACAACGCGATTTACGACAACACGGGCTCGCGATCGGTGAACATCCTGGCCGCCGGCCTGATGGGCGGCCTGACGTCGCCGGCGCGGCCCTGGTTCAAGCTTGCGACGGGGGACGACGAACTGGACGAGATCCCAGCTGTCAAGCAGTGGATGGCGGACCGCACCAACACGATGCTTGCGATCTTCCAGCGCTCAAACACCTACCGCGCGCTGCACATGGTCTACAAGGAGCTGGGCGTGTTCGGCACCGCGGCGAACATCGTGATGCCCAACTTCGACCACGTGATCCACAACCACCCTCTGACCACGGGGGAGTACTGCATCGCGACGGATTTCCAGGGCAAGGCGTGCACGCTCTACCGCGAGTTCGATGTGACCGTTGGCCAGATGGTCAAGGAGTTCGGCCGCGAGAAGTGCAGCACGTCGGTGCAGAACCTGTACGACCGCGGCACTCTCGACACATGGATCACGCTCGTGCACTGCATCGAGCCGCGCGCCGACCGCGACGCCACGAAGATCGACACGCTGAACATGGCGTGGAAAGACGTCTATTTCGAGATGGCTGGGAACCAGGACGCGCTGCTGCGCGAGTCCGGCTTCAAGCGCTTCCCAGCGATGTGTCCGCGCTGGGACGTCGAGGGCGGTGACATCTACGGCAATAGCCCGGGCATGGAGGCGCTGGGCGACGTGAAGCAGCTGCAGCACGAGCAGCTACGCAAGGGCCAGGCCATCGACTACCAGGTCAACCCGCCGCTTCAGGTGCCGACCTCGATGAAGAACCGGGACGTGGACCGGATGCCGGGCGGCGTCACCTTCGTCGATGTCGCGACCGGCAACCAGGGCATCCGCTCGGCCTACGACGTGAACCTCAACCTGCAGCACCTCCTCGAGGACATCGGTGACGTCCGCGACCGGATCCGCAGCAGCTTCTTCACGGACCTGTTCCTCGCGATCACCGAGTCGAACGGCCGAATGACCGCCACCGAGGTGGCCGAGCGCCACGAGGAAAAAATGCTCATGCTGGGCCCGGTGCTTGAGCGCTTACAGGACGAGCTGCTCGATCCGTTGATCGACGCGACGTTCGACCAGATGATCGACGCCGGCCTGGTGCCTCCGCCGCCGCGCGAGCTGCAGGGCAGGGAGCTGCACGTCGAACTGGTGAGCGTGCTGGCCCAGGCGCAGCGTGCGATCGCAACCAACGGCGTCGACCGCTTCGTCGGCAACCTGGGCCAGATCGCCCAGTTCAAGCCGGACGTGCTCGACAAGTTCGATAGCGACAAGTGGGCCGACCAGTACAGCGACATGCTGGGCGTCTCGCCGGACCTGATCGTGCCAGACGACCAGGTGAAGCAGATCCGCGACGCACGCGCCAAGGCCCAGGCCGCTGCCGCCCAACAGCAACAGGCCAACATGGCCGCCGATACGGCGCAGAAGCTGGGCGCCACCCCGACCAACGGCGGCAATGCCGCCAGCGACGTGATGTCGCTGTTCTCGCAATAGGAGCGCCGCATGGCCCTCGTGAACATGAAATTGACGCCCGAACAGGCGAAGGAGACCGACTGCTGCGCGCCGGCGAGCGATGGCGGCCCGGCGTACCCGTGGGGGCTGTCGCTGTATCTGGACGACGAGACACTGGCTAAGCTCGGCATCACCCAGCTGCCGGATGTGGGATCTCGCCTCACGCTGACCGCGATCGTCGAGGTGACCAGCAACTCGCAGCGCCAGACCCAAGAGGGCAAGACGGTGAACATGGATTTGCAGATCACCGATATGGAGCTGACCGGCGCCAGGGCGGAGCCCACCGCCGCAACGGTGTTGTACGGCGGGGGCGGCGCCAGCGGCGAGTAGGTGCGCGTTACTTGCATCGCCGCCTTTACATTGGGCGCCTATGGATTCGCACCCGACCGACATAACCAGCCAGGAAGCCCACCGCGAGGAACAGCGGCTGCGCGCCCAGTTGGCGACTCGAACCGAAGTTGAAGACATCAAGTGGCTGATGAGCAGTAAGCGCGGGCGCCGGATCGTGCACCGCATGCTGGAAAACGCCGGGGTGTACCGGATTTCGTTCCACACGAACGCGCTGCAAATGGCGTTCAACGAGGGCAACCGCAACCAAGGCAATGCGCTGCTGGCGATGGTCACCGCGCATTGCTCCGAGCGCTACATCGAGCTTTTGAACGAGGCAAAAGAACAATGAGCAATGAATCGCTGATCGCCGGGAACAACCAAGATACCGGCGCTGCGCAACCCGCTGCAGC